TTTTTTAATAATATATTTTTTTGTTAAATATATTATTATTTTTTACTGCATTTATGGTGTCTTAACCGAGTGCAGGGAACCCGACCAAGTTCGCACCTATACCAAATCCGGCGCCAGTTCTGGCACTAGCTCCCATTGTTGGAATAAATACATCTAATATCGAGAATGTAGCAGACGCCATTAAAGCTATTATAAGTATTTCATCTAATTTCAACTGTCTTTTTTCTGGTGGTACAACGAAAGCAACTACGGCAACCATAAAGCCTTCTACTAAATATTTGATAGCGCGTTTTACTAATTCAGCAGTATCTAACATTATTTTATAATAAATGAAAAGAAAAAAAATATATTATTTATTTTTTAAAAAATACAATATTTAATTAAATTTTATAATAATTTTCAATTTAAATTATAATTAAATTTAATTATAATTTATACATAAAAATTTACTTAAAATAATAAATTTAACTATTTTATAAATGTCTACTAAAAAAACTTCAAAAAAACATACAGAAGTAAAAGATTTATTAGATGAAGATACTCCAATTGCTGGGCAAAAATTTGTCTGTGTTAGTTTTATATCGCCAGAAGACATAATTAAAAAAAAAGAATTGTTTTATTTTGAAAATTTTGTTAAAACATTTGATTTAAATTTATCTTTGTCTAAATATAATAAATTTTTGAATTTTATTAGTTTCAAATATAAAATTGATGTTGAAGATTTACAATCAAATTTTAATGAATTTTGCAGTGAAGAAAAATCTGAATTATTCGATACTACACTTGAAGATTATTATAAAAATTATATTGAAGTTAATGAAGAAAAATTATTAGAAAATTTTAATGAATTATATGATTTTCAAACCAGTGTTAGAGGTGTTAAAATTCGTGGTTCATTTTCTTCTCAACACGAAGCAGAAGTTAAAGCAAAACAATTAAGAGATAATGATAAAAATCATGATGTATATGTTGGACAAGTTGGATTATGGTTACCATTTCACCCACAAGCTTATAAAACTGGTAAAGTTGAATATTTAAATAGTGAATTAAATCAATTAATGAATTATAAAAAAGATAATGATGAAGTTAATAAAGAAAAATTTGATAATCGCGTAAAAGAAACTAAAATAAAAGCTATAAATGAAAATATTGAAAAAGCTAAAAAACACAATAATAAATTAATGCAAACTGTTGATGAAAATGGTAATCTTATTAATGCCGATAGAATGGATGTTCCTGGTAAAAATTTGTTATATGGTGAAAAAACTGACAATCCCGATATTGAAGATTTAAGAAATGAATTATTCAATAGTGATGATGTAATTATAGGAGTTGATAAAGATAGCGACTATGGTGCAAGTGCTATATTAGAAAGACAAAATCAACAACTATCACAAGAAAAAACAACCGAAGAATCAGGAGAAAAAACAACCGAAGAATCAGGAGAAAAACAAACAACACAATAATTATTGTATCAAATATAATAATATATTATATATATATATATCAAATGATTGGTGGATATATCAATTGTATTAATGGTAAATGGACACCTATAAATAATCAAAAATATAATGTACTTGAAGCAGCTGGATTAAATGAATTAGGTATATGTTTTAATGGACAAGGAACAGATAAATATGATTTAAATCCAAATGGAAATAAATTATGGTATTTCAAAAATAATTACGATGATAAATATACATTAATAGATATAATTGATGAACTCAAAAAACAAATATTATCAAAAAACAAAATAAAAAATAAAATAAAACCAGCATGTAATATCTTATTTGATGCATATAATATGAGAGAAAAAAAAAGTTATGAATATGAAAAAAAAGATGGCAAAATAACAACTGCGACAAAAAAACATCAAGAATATTACAATAAATTATATAAATTTGTTCTACATTTAGAAAATGAAAGTGATTATATTGATAGACGAATAAAAATTGCCAATAGAACCAGAAGTAGAACCAGAAGTAGAACCAGAAGTAGAACTAGAAGTAGAACTAGAACTAGAAGTAGAAGTAGAAGTAGAAGTAGAAAAAAAATAAATAATAGATGAAAATCTACTAGTGTAAATATATATTAATATATATATAAATAAAAAATTAGTATATATATTAATATATATATATAAAACAAATATGAATAAAAAATCATTAACAAAATATTGTAATTACGATGATTGTAATAAAAAATTAAAATTATTTGAACATAATTTAACTTGTAAATGTGGAAAAAATTATTGTTCAATTCATAGACTTCCAGAAAAACACAATTGTGATTTTGATTATAAATATAAATCAATAATGGATCAAGAAATAAATAAAATGAAATGTATTTCAGAGAAAATTTCAAAATTTTAATATAAAATTACCATTTACTTTTTCTTACATTTATTTTTGGACCTTTTTTTTTATTAAGACTATTTGGATCATATACTTCTTCATCATCATCTGAATTTAATTCTTTTGAAATTTCCCAAAATTCTTTTGAACCTAATTTGAAATTTTTATGATGATCTGCTTTATACCAAAAAATTTGATCATATAATTTATTAGACTTTGCATTATTATTTATTACTAAACATTCAAAATTTTCAGTACATTGATCCATTACTTGACAAAATGATTCAAATGTTGGGAACATACCAGCATAATTTTCATATATTCTTTTTCTATTTGCAATGTAAGGTTCTCTTAATATAAAAACATAATCTATATTTGTTCTTAATTGTGGTGGAATACCAAGTGGATATTGCATTGTAATTATCAACATAATTTTCCAATGACGACCATTCATAAATAATAATCTCATCAATTTATCTCTAGTCCATGTTGCATCATATAAACAATCATCAAGTATAACAAATGCTCTAGGATCAATATTACTTTTTTTATAAACTTCAATTTCTTTTCTTATTTCTCTAAGAACTGTTTTTTGTCTTTTTAATATGTTATCTATTATACCTGTTTTATATTCGTCATGTATAAATAATTTAGGAACATGCTCACTATAAAACCCATTACCTGCTTCTGTTCCACTAATAACTGTTCCAAGAGGAATATTTTGATGATAATATAATAAATCTCTAACTAAAAAAGATTTACCAGTATCACGACGACCTATTAATACTACTACTGGTCCTTTGTTCTCATTAGGTAAAAAACTAATACTTTTCATATCAAATTTTTTTAATTCTAATGTCATAATAACTATTTATATATATTTATAAGTTAATTAAAAGTTTTTATCGCATATAAAAATCAATATGAAAATTAAAAATAATTAAGTTTAAAAACAAAAAAATATTTATTTTAGAATAAATATGAATATATATTACAAAAAAAATAATAATTCTTGTTTATTTGATCAATTTACTAAATTTGATGATAATAATTTTGTAAAAATTGAAAAAATACAAAATTTTATACCATTATACAAAAATTTTTTTGTATTAAATAACAATAATTATAATAATATTAATTTAAAACATAAATTTTCTATTAACAAATTAATATATAAATATGATGATAAAAGATTTGATTGTATATTAAATGATATATCTAATAATAATATACAATCAAAAACTTTTATAAAATATAGTCCATTATTAGATCCATGTAAATATATGTTAGGAAAATACGATAATTCTTATAATATTTTTGATTTACCTAATTTTGAAAACAATAATAATATTCATCCTAAATTCAATATTATATACAATTCCGCATATGTTGATTCATTTTTCTCTTATTTATCCAGTCAATTACTAAATGATTATAATTTTTATAATGGTATAAATTTTTATGGTTCTTTCTTAGGAATAAAACATGATTTTATTGTTGATATTGAAGATGATATTGAATACTTATTAGATTATAATATATTTAATAAAAATAATAACAATATTTTCAAAATTATAAATAATGAAAAGCTTAATAAATTTTTAAATAGAACTAAATATAAAAAAAAAATACTAGATATATACAATAACAACAATGATGATTCATATTTAGACTTAAATGAATCTATTATTGATTTAAGTAATAATGATATATATTCAACTATGACTACTGATTATGATAAAAATATAGAAATGTTAGATATTACTAATAATATATTACACGATATATCTAATAATACTAAATCAAAGATTATACCTAATTCTAAACTTAATAAAAATCCTACTATAAATAATGAATCTCATACTAATTCTGAATCTGGTTCTTATTGTTCATCTAGATCATCTAATACATCTATTAGTGATTGTTCTAATAATGATTCTGATTATGAATCTGGTTCTGAATCTGAATCAGAATCTGAATCAGAAACAGATTCTGATTCTAATTCTGATTCTAATAATGATAGCGAGATATTAGTTTCTATAAATAAATTTCCTGTTCAACTTATATGTTTAGAATGTTGTGATGATACTCTTGATAATTTTATAATGAATAACAAAATAAATGATAAAGTATGGGAATCTATTATTTTACAAATATTGTTTACATTAATTATATATCAAAAATGTTTTGATTTTACACACAATGATTTACATACTAATAATATTGTATATGTTAATACTGAAAAAAAATATCTTTATTACAAATATGATAATGTACATTACAAAGTTCCTACATATGGGAAAATATTCAAAATTATAGATTTTGGTAGAGCTGCTTATACGGTTAATAATAAGTTTATAATTAGTGATAGTTATGATTTAAATGGTGATGCACATTCACAATATAATTGTGAACCTTTCTACGATAAAAATAAATCAATTGTTAATCCTAATTTTAGTTTTGATCTTTGTAGATTATCTTGCAGTATATTTGACTATTTTGTAGATGATTTAGATGATATTGTCAAATTAAAATCTCCTATTAAAAAATTAATTATTAGTTGGATATTTGATGATAAAAACAGAAATATTTTGTACAAAAATAATGGTGACGAACGATATCCCGATTTTAAATTATATAAAATGATTGCAAGAACAGTAACAAAACATATACCATCTAAAGTAATTAAAAATGTTATATTTAATAAATATAACATAGCAAAAAAAAATATAAATAAACCAGGTTCTATTTTAAATATTGATAATTTACCTGTATTTACTAAATAAATTTTTATTACAAAATTATATTATTTTTTATAAATAATATAATTTTATTAATTTTTTATATCTTGCTAAAAATTTGGTGTGTTTGTAAGAATTACTGGTGTTGTATTTATTTTATTTAATATATTTGTTATATCAAATTGTTCAAACAAGAATGATGTTATTATTGATGCTATAAAAACAATCAATGCATCTAAGACCAATTTTTTTAATGGTTTATTTTCTTTAGACACAAATCTCATTTCTAAAAATTTTATAATCAAATATATTACACTTATTACACTACTTGATAGCAACTTATTCATTTTATAACATATATTATTAAAGTTAATACATTTTTTTTACGAATTAATGTAATTCTTCTATATCTAAATCTAAATCT